CTCCAGGTCAGCAAGCAAATTGCGCAGTGGTATGCGGGATACGATGAGTTGCTCAATCCCGCGATCGATCTGTTCAATGACGCCTACTACGAACCAAAAATGGTCGTGGTGCCGATCATCCTCTCGATGCAGGAGATCCTCAACAACGAGGGCGACAATCAGCTGATGGACGTTCTCGACAGCTACATGGAAGCCGCCGAGAAATCCCTCAACGACGCCATGGATGTTGCGATCTACGGTGACGGCTCGGCCAATGGCGGCAAGCAATTGACCGGCCTCAAGACCGCGATCCCGATCGCCAACAATGCCGGCGTCTATGGCGGCATCGACCGCTCGCAGGCGGCCAACGCGATCTGGCGCACCACGACCTACGACCCGCATGGCGTGGCGCCGGCGATCTCGCTGTCGACCTTCGGCACCCAGATCAACAAAGACACCATCCGCCCGATGCTGAACTACATCATGACGCGGCAGTCCCGCGGCAAAGACCACGCTGATCTCTTGCTGATGAGCCCTGAGCATTACGCACAATACGACACGGCAACGCTCGCCATCCAACGCCAGACCAACGAGACCTCGCTCGGCAAACTGGGGTTTAGCGCGCTGGAATATATCGGCGGCGGAAAGCGTGCGGAAATCGTGCTTGACGGCGGTATTGGCTCCAACATGGATGCCAATACAACCTACGGTCTAGACACCAGCAGTCTCCGGCTGCGTTATAACCCGTCGCGAAACTTCGATAAACTTTTCGACGGTGATGGCCAAATGCCTATAGATAAAGACGCAATTGCTCAGTTCATCGGATGGATGGGCGAGCTAACAATGACCAATCCGCTGTTCAATTGGAGATTGTACGACAGCAATCCTGCTGCGTAACAACCTATAAGTGTTTGGCGAGTGGCTTAGATACCCGGCTCGCCAAGCCCTTAGACCGGGGCCGTTGTGGGAGCGGCGGTCCCGGTTATAAACCCAGGAGACACCCATGCAGTTCCTAAACAACAGCCGCGATCCCGATAGCACCATCGTGGCGATCTTCAAGAACATCGCGGCGAAGAACGAGAGCAAGACCGCGGAGGCCGGCCGCCCAATATTTGACGACGTCGAAGTGGTCGAGCTGCACTACCCCGGCTCCAAGAATTACGGCGTCTATCCCTCGACCGCGTTCTCGCATTGGGGCGATGACCCCTCGACCGGTGATCGCCTGCGCATCACCTACGCCGAGCGGTTCAAGCGCCAATACATGCAATTCAAGCAGCAACAGCACCAGACCACGTCAGGCACGCCGCTGGCGTATGCGACCTTCCTCACCGAGGGCAAACGCGCTGAACTCCGCGCGCTCAACGTCTACACCATCGAGGCCTTGGCCGCGATCGACGGCCAGGAGCTGAAGAACCTCGGCCCTGGCGGGCGTGACTGGAAGAACCAGGCGACCGAGTACCTCACTGCAGCCGAGGGCCGATCGCACGACACCAAGCTGGTGGCCGAGCTGGAGGCGCTGCGCAGTGCCAACGCACTGATGCAGGAGGATCTCAAGCTGCTGAAGGAGCGCACTAAGGAGCCTGGCGAGGACGAGTTCGACAGCATGAGCCTCGACCAGCTGCGCGACTTCATCACCGCCAACACCGGCCAGACGCCGCAGGGCGCGATAAACCGCAAGACCCTGGCGCGGATGGCACGCCAGGCCCGACCGGATAAGGCGGCCTGACATGACGCTGTTGTCGGTGGTGAAGGATGTCTGCGCCGTTGTCGGGGTGCAAATCCCGACGTCGGTATTCTCTGGCATCGCCGGCAACCGCACCATGACCGAGATGCTCTCGCTCGCCAATGAAATGGCGCAGCGCATCGCCTACGACACCCGCGACTGGACGCGGCTGCGCACCACTGCGACGATGACCGGCGACGCAGTCTGGACCGGCGTGCCACTATCGTCGGCGGCGAACGATCAAGTGTGGGTCGGTGGCACCACCGCCTTCAACCTCCCCGCCAACTACCAGCGCATGCTGCTGACGACCAATGTCTGGCGCTCATCGTCGACGATGACGCCGATGACGTTCATGCCCAACACCGACGAATGGACATGGACCCGTGCCCGTAACTGGACCGCCAACCCCCATGGCGAATGGACGATCATGGGCGGCAAGATCCACCTCTCCCCGGCATTATACGGCATCAAGCCGGCCTATGGCGGGGTCGCCGCCATCCCGGCCGAGACTGCCTCCTTCACTTACCTGGACAAGAATTGCGTCGCACTGAGCAGCGGCGGCTACGGCGACAGCTTCCTCAACGATCTCGACACTTTCGTGCTTGATGAGCGGATCTTAAAACTTGGAATGATCTGGCAGTGGAAGGCCAACAAGGGCTCCTCCTACGCCGAGGATATGGGCAGTTACCAAGACGCCCTGGCGGTGGCGGCGGGACACGATAGCCCGGCGCCGATCATCATCGGGCGGATGCCGATCTCGTCGAGTTCGCGCGTGGCGTACCCCTACACAACGCCGGGATAGCCGCCATGCCCCAATATCAAAATTTCCGCCGCCAGCCGATCCCCGCGCAAGTCGCGCAGCAGACGCAGACCACGACGATCCCGGCGCCGACGCGCGGCCTGATCGACAGTGAAAACTACGCCTTCATGCAGCCGGCCGGCGCGATCATGCTGGATAATTTCAAGCCGACCATGCGCAGCATCCAGGTCCGCGGCGGCTGCAAGCGGTGGTGCGATCTGCACGCGCTCGACGCGCCGGCGTGGGTGCGCTCGCACGTCTACACGGTCGGCAACACGGCCTATGACACCGCAGACGGCACCTTCTGGAACGTCGCCGTCGCCCATACCAGCACTGCCGTATCAACCGCGACATTTGCTGGTGAGCGCCTCGCGCATCCTACCTTCTGGGTCGCCAACACTACGATCCTGCGCAAGCGCGTGGTCTCCAGTTTCGAGTATTCATCCGGCAACATCCAGCGGATGTTTGCCGCGCAAGACACCAAGCTGTTCGACGTCACCTTCTCGACGCCGACGCTGGTCAAGAGCGGCCAGGCCAGCGGCAATTACGTCGCCAGCCAGCTCGCCAACATGGCCGGCGATTGGATGCTGGTACTCAATGACGCCGGCGATTATCCGCTGCGCTACGACGGCACCACCTGGGAGACACTCAATCCCGCCTACACGCCGCCGGGCGGCAAGCCGTCGAAGATCTCGGTCAACCTCACCACCTACCCCGGCGCCACCGTCGTCAACGGGCACAACCTGGTCTACGTCTGCAAGTACCGACGTCGGTTCTTCTTCATTGAAGGCGGCTCGATGAATGCCTGGTATCTCGGCATCGACAGCGTCGGCGGCAATCTCGATTTGATCCCGCTCTCCGGGTCAGCAACCCAAGGTGGGAAGCTGCTCTGGTGTGCAACCTGGAGTATAGATGCCGGCGACGGCATCGACGACAAGCTGGTGTTCTGCACCGACCATGGCGAGCTGCTGATCTTCACTGGATCTAATCCGGCTGACGCTGCCAATTGGCGGCAAGAAGGCCGCTACCAAGTGCCGGCGCCGATGGGGATGAACGCGCATATTTCGCTCGGCGGCGATCTCTTGATCGCCACCGTCGAGGGCATCGTGCCGGTCTCGGCCGCGATCACCAAGACCTCGGGTGATCTCGACCTCTCGATGATCACCAAGAACATCAAGCAAACCTGGCGCCAGGAGGCGATCGCCAAGAACAACATGCCCTGGGTGATGGAACGCTGGGACGAGTATGGCGGCATGTTCGTCACGCTGCCCGGCGGGGCGCCCGGCAAGCAGCTCTGCCTGGTGGTCAATACCGGCACCGGCGCCTGGTGCCGCTTCACCGGCTGGGACGCAACGTGCTGGATCAGGCTCCGCGGCGATATGTATTTCGGTACCCAAGACGGCCTCATTCAGCAGGCCGATCGCGGCGGCAATGACGATGGCAAGCAGTACGTCGCCACTATGGTCGGCGGCTGGGAGATGTTTCAATCGCCGGCGCAGACCATCACCTGGCGCCAGGCGCGGGCGTCACTGACGTCGAAGGCCAACGCCTCCTCGCAGCCGCAGCTCTCAGCCTGCACCGACTACGTCGTCAACGTGCCGCCGGCGCCGCCGGCCGACACCGACCCTGGCGTGCTTGATGTCTGGGACCAGGGTCTTTGGGATGCGATGAAATGGGACCAGGACGTGCCGCCATTTTCAGTCGTGCATAACACCGGCTGGGTTTCGATTGGAATGACCGGCTACTCCCACGCGCCGGTGGTGCAGATCACGATGAACCAACGCGCCAAACCCGACGTGGAGCTGATCAGCATCTCCGCGACCTATGAACGCTGCGGCGTCAACGTCTAGAGGGAGTATCGGCTATGTCGTTCCTGGGTGACCTATCTCCTGGCCAGGGCCTCGCCAACAATGCGTTCAACCTCGGCCAGAACGCTGCCGCGATGGGGCAGCAACAGAATTACTTCGGCGGCATTTCCAATCTGGGGCAGCAGAACCAGAACACGTTGGATAACGCCTATGGCCCGAATGGATTTGGTGGAGACACGGCGTACTACGCCGGCCTCGGCGCTTCTTATGGGCGCGCTGTCCCCGGTGAGATCTACGGCGGCAGCAGTGGCCCGATGGGTAGCGTGTTCGATACCGGCGCGTCGGCTTTCAACACTTACGGCGTATCGCCTGAGATGTGGTCGCGAATGTCGCCTGCCGACATGCAGAAGTTCAATCAAATAATGGCCGGGCAGAACGCTCAACCCGTAAGTAACGGAGATCCCGGCGCTAGCTTCGATGATCGGTATTCCGCAGCTGCGCCGGCGGCCAGCTTCGATGACCGGTTTGGGCAGTATGGCGGCGCCACGCAACAGCAGCAGCAGAACCAGCCCGCGATCGATGCCGTCAATAACTTCGCCAAAGGCGTGCCGCAGCTGTCTGATTTTGGGCCCAACTACGGCAATCCTAATCAGTCCATGCAATTCGGCGGCGGTGCCTCCAACAGCTACGGTGTCGATCCCTCGCTCTGGGGGCGCATGTCGCCGAGCGACAAGATGTCGTTTAATCAGCAGATGGCGTCGCAGAACGCCATGCCGGTCGCCACGTCACCTGTTGATACTTCATGGACGACCGACAGCTACGGCAACCAGGTGCCGCGCGCCTACGGCAACACCGGCGCTGATATGTACAGCCCCGGCGCCTATGCGCCGTCGCAGCCGCCAGAATTCGGCGGCAACAGCCCGATCAAGGGCGTGCCGAGTTCTGGCGTGATCGGGCCGCAGATGGACCCGTTTACCGATTACCCGTGGAACGGCAATCCGGCCGCGAACGTGGATTATCGCTTCCCGCAGAATGACTGGCAGACGCAGAATTACATCAACCAACTGTACCAGGGACTGAACAACATCGGTGGTGGCAGCACGCTGAAGAAAGAGGACTTCCCCGGCGGCGATGCCGCCTACAGCCGCGGGGGAGGCTAGGCCATGCTCGAATACATCTTCGGTCATGACGAAGTGATCGCCAATTTCGTCGCGCAGTTTATCCCTGAATGCCGTGAGCGCGGCTTCGGCAAGTGCCGGGCGATCGGCATCGCCGACGAGACCGGTTTGCTCGCTGGCCTCGTCTACAAGAATTACCAGCCTGAACTTGGCACCATCGAGATCTCCGCGGGCGCGCTGCCGGAAACCAACTGGTACTCACGGCGCACCATCCAGATCATGCACGAATACCCGTTCCAGCAATGCGGATGTCAGATGGTGATCATCACCACCATGGCCGACAACATGATCGTGCAGCGTATCCTCGCCGCGATCGGCTACAAATTCTATCGCATCGAACGCCTCGGCGGCCGTGACAAGGACGGCATCGTCGCCACACTCACCGACGATCAATGGGAAGCCAGTAAGTACAACGTCAACCACAAGCGTGAACAGAAGGATGCCGCCTGATGCCCCCCTATGGCCAGCCACCGCAGCAGCCTGGTGGAGGCGTTGCCAGCCAGCGCGACGCCATCACCCGCGCGCTCATGAACATTGCCCAGCCACCGCCGCAGGCGCCCCCGCCGCAGATGCCGCAGGGCCGGCCGCCGATGCCGATGGCGCCGCAGGGCCAGCCGCCGATGGGCGCCCCGCCACCGGGCGCCCCGATGCCGGCGGCGCCGCCCTCCAGCATGCCGGTCTCGGCCGGCGTGTCGCCGCCGATGGGCGCCGGTGCGCCGCCGATGCCGCAGGGTGTGCCATCACAGATGCCGCCTGCTCCGCAAGGCATGCCGCCGATACCGAATGGCATCCAGCAGCCGCAGATGCCGCCGCAAGGCATGCCGTCACAGATGCCGCCACGGAGGTAGCCACGCCATGAGCAAGCCAGACCCTCCGACACCGCCTAACCCGGTCGCAACCGCGGCGGCGCAGACCGGCACCAACGTCACGACGGGGATCGCCAACGCGTGGCTTAACAACACCAACCAGGTGACGCCGGATGGGTCGCTGACCTACAGCGCCCCCACCATGCAAACCCTGACCGACCCAAGCACGGGCGTGTCGTACCAGATCCCGCAGTTCACGGCGACGCAGACGCTCTCCCCGACAGGTCAGCAGCTCAAGGACATCAACAACCAGACCAAGCTGAACCTGGCCAACATGGGCCAGCAGCAATCGTCGTCGATCAGCAATCTGCTGTCGAAGCCGATGGACTTCTCTGGCGCACCGCAGGCGGGATCATCTGCCGGGCTCAAGGGCGTGCCGCAGGCGCTGACCTCATTCGACGCCGGTGGTCCCATCACCAAGACCTATGGACCGGAGGATAACTTCTCAGCTGACCGCCAGCGCGTCGAAGACAGCCTGATGGCTCGCCTTAACCCGCAGCTGAACCAGCAGCAGGACAAGATAGCGCAGCAGCTCGCCGACCAGGGGATCAGGTACGGGTCAGCCGCGTATAACAACGCTTTTACTCCGTTCAACCAGCAGGCCAATGACGCTCGCTTTGCCGCCATCAACCAGGCCGGCACCGAGCAGCAGCGCATGAACGACATGGCGGCGCAGCTGGCGGCCTTCCAGAACCAGGCGCAGGGGCAGCAGTTCACGCAGAATGCCGCACTCGGCACTTTTGCCAATGCAGGCCTGGCGCAGCAGCTCGGGCAGCAGCAGTCGATCTTCAACGCCGACCAGGCCGGCCGCAACACCTGGATGCAGGAGCAGTACGCGCAGCGCAACCAGCCCATCAACGAGATCACTTCGCTGATGTCTGGTTCGCAGATCAACCAACCTAACTTCGTCAACACGCCGGGGTCGCAGATCGCGACCACCGACTTTGCCGGCATTACCAACCAAAACTTCCAGAACCAGATGGGCGTCTACAACGCCCAGAACCAGAATTATCAGCAGCTGATGGGCGGCCTGCTCGGGCTCGGCGGGCAAGCCATCAAAGCCTCCGACAGGCGCGTCAAGGAGAACATCGAGCCGGTCGGCGAAGTGCCGATGGCGAGTGTGTTCAGCGACAGCAAGGAGCTGCCGATCTACCGCTACAGCTACAAGGGTGACCCGTCATCGGCCAGGCATGTCGGCCCGATGGCGCAGGACGTCGAGAAGATCGACCGCGGCGCGGTCAAGAATATCGGCGGCGTCAAGCACATTGATACCCAGCGCGTCATGGGCGGCATCCTGAGGGCAGCGTGATGGCATTCGATAACCCGCTTGGTTTTTTCTTTGCTAGCCGCGCGTCGGCGCCATCCTCCTACGAGGCGCTGGCAGCGCGACGCAGGATTGCAGAAGCGATGATGGCGCGGCAGTACCGGGCGCCGCGTAACGTCGGCGAGGGCCTGACCTCGATTGGCGAAGCGATCGGCGATCGCGGCTTCTACGACAAGGTGCTGCAAGAGGATGCCGCCTCCAAGAGCTACGAGGGCGAGAAGACCGCAGCGCTGCCGCCGCCGCCGACCGCCTACGAGCCCTACTCGCCGACGCCGCGTCCGGTGGTGACGCCGCCGCCACCGCCGGCATCGCCGCAGGCCAATGCCACGCCGCGCAGCGTGCCGGTGACTGACGATGCGATCACACCTAATCCGCTGCCGCCGGATCAGCAGCAAGATCCCGATAGTCCCGTCATTCGGATGCCGAGCCCGCAGGCGGTGCAGGACTGGCGCAGCAGCGTGCAAGTCCCGATCGTCCCGCCGCGGCCACAGCCTGGGCCGCGCTCGGAGGCGGCGCCATCCCCGCTCGGCGCCGCCAACATTCCGTCGATCGCTGGCCTGCCGCAGCTGTCGCCCAATGTGCAGACAGCTTCACTTCAATCAGGCGCAACCGCCTCCGACGCGCCAGACCCGGCGGCTGCGGCCGTGCGCGACAATCTTGCCAAGACGCAAATGGCGCAGAACGTATTCCCGCCGGTTAACGACGCCAGCAAGGCCACCATCCCCGCTGGCGGCTTCCCGCAGCCGCAGCCGACACCGCAGCCGCCACCACCGGCGATCAAGCCGGCGCCGCAGCCGCCGCCGATGCAGGCCGCGCCGGTAGTGCCGCCGCTGGGACCAAAGCCGGCGCCGCCGCAGCTGATGCCGACCGAGAACGATCGCACGAAGCATTACGAGGCGATCGCCGCCGATCCGCGGCTGTCGCCGCAGGCGCGGCAGCAGGCCAGCACGCTGGCGGCAACCGAGCGGGCGCAGATCAATGCGTTCAACGCCCAGAAAATCCAGGAATACAACAAGTATTTGGAGCCGTGGATTACTGCGGAGCAGAAGTTGAAAGATCCGCAGTCGGTCTACGCCGCCGAGAAGGCCAGGCGCGAATTAGAGGGCGAAGGCGCCACGCCGCTGACGCCAGAGCAGCGCCAGCAATACGGCATCAGCGAGAACCAGGCCGCCTACCTCACCCGCCGCGGCGAGATCAAGTTTGGCCCGGCCGGCACCAAGGTCGAGGTCAACACCGCCGAAAAAGCGGAAGGTAAGGGTGACCAGCGGCTGCAAGAGAAGCTGTCCGAGCATTTCATCAAGATCTTTGACGAAGGCGACAAGGCCAGCGACGATATCAAGCAAATCGCCGAGATGCGGGCGCTCGCCGCGCGCGTCGGCACCGGCGCCGGCGCCGTCGTCAAGCAGTACCTCGGCAAGGCCGGCATCAAGACCGAGGGGCTGGACGACATCCAGGCCTTGCAGGCCGGCGTCAGCCGGCTGATCCCGACCCAGCGTGTGCCAGGCTCCGGTGGCACGTCCGACTTCGACGCCGAAAACTTCAAAAATTCGTTGTTTGCGCTCAACACGACCCCAGGCGGCAACACCCTGATTTTCGACACGATGGAAGGCTTGGCCAATAACAAGCTGGCGCGGGCCGACGTCGCCGGCCGGGTGATCTCTGGCCAGATCAGCCGCGCCGACGGCGTCAAGGA